AGAGAATCTAGAAGTTTCGTAGCTACAATGTAAGTACACAATGAAGTATCACGGTGCGTACCTTGAAGTAGCTTTTAGTACCATAAGAACAGGCAAGATACTCCCAATGTGCAACATAAATGTACCCGTGAGGTGCTGTGCTTTGCTCTTAGTTCCATTTAGACTTCTGAGGAACGAAGAAGACCTTGCTTTTGCTCTTTGAAACGTGAGGGGGGGTAATGAATTTGAGGCGGTTACTTATATATATATATAACTCATATACGCTGGAGGGAACCCCAAATGAAATAGGCAAATCTCGTTCCCCCCCCTATAGGAAATATACAAAACTGTATAAACAAGCAATTTGTGAATAGTGTTTATATGGATGCAGGGCATTACCCATCATGATCCGATGGTTCACAGGCAGAAAATAATAGCTGTCCCTGCTCTTAAAGGCTCGCTATTTCGGAAGGAACATTCTTGGCTGAGAATGTAAAATCTTTTAAAACATTAATGGGTTCACAGTAGTGCCCAATAAGGTACTCCGTTGAGTGCATTAATACATAAGGGGAAAGTAAGAAATCTAAACGATCTTATAATCCATTAATGTTTTAAAAGATTTTTTATTACGCCAAGTAACTTATAGTACTTTATATGGAGACAAGATGTCAAACAATATATATTCAACAATACCACTTTTAGGGAATAGCTCGCAAACAGGACTACAAACAAGTATAAGCCCCTACCACAATTACAACAAAGGACCAATGCCTGAATTTCAATACGCTGGAAACCAAGGAATAGGTTTTGGTGCTATAGTACCAAGAGCTGTTTTAGCTGGCTCAGCAGCATATGTTGGTCACGAGGCTGGCAAAGAAGGATGGTTAGAAAGCCTAAAGTCACGGTTTGGAGGAGGTAGTGGAAATAGTTATCCTTATGGAGGAAGTCCACATACAGGAGGTCCATTAAACCCTTTAGATACTAACGGATACCCACAGGCTGCTACAACAATTTCTTATAACGCAGATGAGTTTGCTCATCAAACAGATGAAGAGATGGCGAGAATCGCTGCCATGAATTATGACTCTCAAACTGGCGTTGAGGCACAAGCAGAATATGAGGCTTTATTGGAACAAGAAAGAGTAGATGCTGAACAACAGGCAAGAGAAAAAACAGACAGAAATAAAGCAACAGTAAACCCACATTTTTCAGGACATAGGCTTGGTTATCCATTAGGAGTAATGTAATGCCAAAAAAAGAAGACCCAGCAGGTCATTTAAAAAAATATACTTGGAAGCCGGGGGAGTCTGGTAATCCGAATGGTCGCCCACTCGGATCAAAAAATAAATTAAAACTTACCAAAGAAGCTTTTGAAGAAGTTGCTGGTATATCTCCCGGTGAGATGTTAGCACAAATAGCACAACGACAGTTTGCACAGAAAACTGCTGCAGGTGACTCTATGGCTATTAAAGCTATTACAGAAGCTAACAAATACATCGAGCCAACACAGGACGCTAAGACTGCAGCTGAAGATAAAGTTGAAGATATGTCTGAGGACGAATTGTTAGAGAAAATCTTAGAGCTTACAGATGAAGCTTTAGATGCAAAGAAGCATTAGGAGTAATTATGCCATATCAAGACTTTAATATAGGAATGAACAAAGCGCCATTAGCGGGAAATCCACATATAGGAAGAGGAACTGGCGCAAGCCCCGTAAGAGACTGGGTATATAAAGGCGACACTAAGGGTCGTAAACACTATCAAAATATGGATATGAAAACCGCCTTAAAGGGAGAAAATCCAATTGGTAAAAAATTTCCTTATTGGGGAACAAACCCAAACTATGAAGGATATAATTCAGCCTATACGGGCAAAGATAAAACTGGTGGTTTGAGCTATACTAAACAGGGGCTTGCAAGCCTTATAGGCGTAAACAATCCTGACAGTAATGTTGGCGGTGGAACACAGGGTTCTAAGTGGGCATATGAAAAAGGACTCAGAGGTGCTTTGGCTCTTACACCGGTTGGAAGAGCAGCCAATGTAGGGCATTTAGCTTATGAAGGAACCAATGCTGTAATTGATCAGTTTGGATTTCGAGATAATTTAAAAAGTGCTGGTAGTAAAATACACAATTTAGTTGCTAAATATATGCCATCTTCATAAACGGAGTTTTATGTCAAACACTAAAGAAGCCTCTAAGCTGATTGCCGAACTTGAAAAGAGGAAGAGGTGGGAACATTGGAAAAATGATCCCGAAGCATTCTTTGAAGACTGCTTACAGATATATCCGAAAGATGCCTCGCTAGGATTAATACCATTAAAGATTAACAGCGCACAGAAGTTAGTTGTTAAAGCACTGAATGAGCAAATGAAAGATACTGGGTATGTTAGATTAATTATATCCAAGTATCGTCAAGCTGGATTTTCTACTATTAGTTCTGCCTACATATTTCATAGAGCATTGTTCTATGGGAACACGAGGGCGGTAATCATATCGTTAGATAAGCCAACAACAGAAAGTATCTTTAGCATGTCGCAAACATTCTGGGCTGAGCTACCTAAAGACATACAACCTGTACTCGACAAATCAAACGTCAGAGAAATGAGCTTTCAGAATGGAAGTAAATACAGAGTATGGACTGCAGGTGCAGACAACCCGGGACGTGGAACAACAAACACTTGTTTGCTGGCTGATGAGGCTGCGTTTTGGTTACAAGGTGAAAGAATACTTGCAGGTATGTTTCAGTCTATCGCACTGCTACCGGGAAGTATTATTATCATTAATAGCACCTCACATGGTGCACAGGGTGTTTATTACGACCTCTGGAATAAAGCTGAGAAAGGTGAAGGAATATTTAAACCTTTATTTGTACCGTGGTTTTTACAAGACGAATACACATTACCAGCTCCAGATGGATTGGAATTAACAGTAGAAGAAAAGAAAATACAAAAGGAATATGATCTAGATGAAGGACAAATTTATTGGAGACGGATTAAAATATCTGAGACTTCAAGCTCAACATTTAAACAAGAATACCCGTTTACTGCGGAAGAATCTTTCATACAGTCTGGTTCTTCAGTCTTCAGTAAAGAGACGCTCGACAAGTATCTTCCAATGGCTCCAGAGTCTGTACGAGAATACAACGAAGCGTTTAGTGCGTTTGACGAATCACAAGAAGGTTCCTTAAGCGTATGGACTGCTCCAAACAAAGACAAGAAATATATTATTGGGGCTGACGTTGCGTTAGGCGTAAAGGGCGATTACTCAGTTGCTACTGTTTTAAATCAAGAAAGAGAGATATGTGCTATATATCGTAACAATAAGATTGATCCAGTAAGCTACGGCAAAATGATATTCTATCTTGGCAGATGGTATAACAATGCTTTAGTAGTTCCTGAAAGCAACTCAATTGGATTAGCTACAGTACAACAATTGTTTGGCATGAACTATCCAAACATATATCAACAAAAGAAAACAGCTAACACTGCTGGTGATAATGTGAATCATTTAGGTTTTAAGACAACTATGTCAACTAGACCACCAATCATTTCTAATCTTAGACGAATGATTGAAGATGAAGACATAATGATTCCATCCGCTATGTTATTAGATGAGCTACGAAACTTTATTGTTACAGAGTCAGGTAAGGCTGAAGCTTCAACTGGACACTATGACGATATGGTTATGTCACTTGCTATTGCTTGTGAAGCCTACAGAACACACGGACATGCTTTAACAAACAAAGCATTTAGCTGGGGTGAAATGAATACATTATATGAGCAGCCAGATACTAAATGGTTATAACTAGAGAGAGCGAGAATGAAAAACAAAATCGAAAAGATTGATGACGATCAGTTGATACAGTCAATAGATCGTCATATGCGTAATGCTACTGGTGGAAATACCAATTCATCAGACGTAAGCAAGAGAAGAGAAAACGCAGTATATGAAATGAGCTTAGAAGCCCAAGGTGACTTAAAGCCACAAGGCGTTAGTTCAATTGTATCCTCAGACTCAGCAGAGATAGCTGAGGGATATACAGCACTATTGACCAAACTATTATTGGACAATAACAAATTGGCTTTATTTACACCGTATAGCAATGAGATGGCTGCAGTAAAAGCGTCTCAGATTGCATCGGATGTTGTCAACTATTGTCTATTCAACTCAAATCCTGATGGATGGTCGAAACTTTCCACGTGGATAAAGTCAGCAGTTGTCTTTGGCAATAGTGCCCTTACATGGGGCTGGGAAGAGCATTATGATTATATTTTAGAGGAATATGAAGAAATTAATCAAGAAGCCCTAGACCAAATATTGTCAGATGTAAATGTTGAAGTTATTGGAGATTTAAATATTGCTGACGAATTTGTTATGAATCCTGATGGAACAACTCCAGTAGTATTTATAAATGTAAGGCTTCGAAGAAAGGTTGACAAATCTGGCGTAAAGTTACGCAATATACCGCCCGAGTCATTCCTGATTGATCGAGCAGCATCAAGTGTAACAGACGCAACTTTTGTAGGCATTGTTACAGAAATGACTCGCTCAGATATTAGAAGAACGTGGTCAGACTTAGATATTGATTTGGATGAGATTGGAGAAGAAGCAACTACAAGGAGCTCAAGCTTTTCATATGAAGCATTTGCAAGAAAGGATTCTGCTGGTATACAAAACTGGCTGACCAACTCAGATGAGGATGAAGAAGAAGCTAATATAAGTATTACTGTTATCGAATGTTGGATTCGTTCTGACAGAGATGGTGATGGCATTGCAGAACTTAAGCATGTGATTAAAGCTGGTAATACAATACTAGAAGAAGACGATGTGGCTTACGTTCCAGTAGCGGTGCTTAATCCTATTGAGATACCACATGAGTTTTATGGATTGTCACTTCTTGACATGGCTCGCCCACAGACACAAGCAACTACAGCTATCCTTAGAGGATTTGTAGAAAACGTGTACTTTGGCAACTACGGTAGAACACTAGCCGATCCTAATGTTGTGGACTTTTCTGCATTACAAAACCCTGTGCCAAAGCAGATTATTCCTACAAATGGAAACCCTGCAGCAGCAGTACAACAGCTCCAGCCAGAACCAATGAGTGCTGGTACAAGTGGAATGTTAGAATTCCTGGGGCTTCAGAAAGAGCAATCTACTGGGCTTAGCAAAACTGCTATGGGTTTAAATGATACGTTATATGTATCTGGTAACTCTGAGCAAAAAATGGCAGGTGCACAAAATGCTGCACAAATAAGAGTAGAGCATATCGCACGTAGATTTGTAGAGACAGGCATTAAAGATTTATGTCGTGGTGTATTAAGGGAAATGAAAAGCAATCTTAAAAATCCTACAATGTACAAGACAGATAAAGGGTATGCATCACTTACTCCGCAAGAGTTACAGATGATGCCGGGCAATATGGATTTAGATATTCAGGCAAACATTGG